CTGGACAGCCTCACTACAGGCCACAGCCCCCTTGTGATCAACATCACCCCCGGTATGCTGGTGAACGGCTTGGCCCTGTTTAACGTGGACGCCGCCACCGTGCAGATCACCTACACCGACCCAACCGACGGTCTGGTGTACGACACCGGCCAGATCAGCATGCTGGACAACTCCGGCGTGCAGGACTGGTACGGCTTCTTTTTCGACCCGTACCTGGTCAAGGCGGACTTGGCCCGCGTGGACTTGCCGGCCTACATCGACGGCACGGTTCAGATCACGCTGGACGGGGCCGGCGCGGACGTGGCGATAGGTGAGGTGGTGCTCGGCACCATCTACAAGATCGGTGACGCACAGTACGGCAGCAGCGCCGGGATTATTGACTTCAGCCGCAAAGAGCAAGACCAGTTCGGTAACTTCGAGATCGTCCCGCGCCGGTTCTCCAAGCGCGCCGAGTTTGACGCCGTGATACCGCCCGCCTACGGCGGCTCGGTGCAGCGCACCCTGGCGCGACTGCGCGCCACCCCGGTCGTCTGGATCGGCTCCGTCGACCTGGAGGAGACCATCGTGTACGGCTATTTCCGCGAGTTTGATATACTCTTGAGCAATCCGGCGTTTTCCAACGTCACCATCACCGTAGAGGGCCTATAACATGGCAGCACCGCAGTCCACCCCGTTACCGGCAGCCCCGCAGCGTGGCGAGCCGGAGAGTGTGTTTATTCCCAAGTCTAACGCCTTTGTCGCGAGTCTTGAGCCGTTGCGGCAAGAGTTGCAGGCTCAAATGGATTGGGCGGACATCAAGATCGTCGCGCTTGATCAGGCGGTCACGGACGCGCAGGCCGCCCAGGCTGTGGCAGAAGATGCCCGCGACGCGGCGGTCGGCGTGTCCCGAACGTACCAGACCGCCAGCGAGGGCATTGCTGCCACGAGTGATACCGAGTATTTCACCGTGCCATCTGCCGATCAGGCCGGGTTCTTGGACCTGTACCGTAACAACGCCGGATCGCCGCAATATGTCCGAACCTCCGCCAGTTCAGCCGTTGCCAATCAGGCCGAGACGGCTCGGGACGCAGCCCAGGCAGCGGCCAACTTCCTTGGGCCGTGGGCCGTTCAGACCGGTGCGGCAACAGTGCCCGCAACCGTACTGCACGGCGGCAGTTACTGGCAGCTATTGACCGACCTGACCGACATCACCACGTCCGAGCCAAGCGCAACCAACCCGGACTGGGACAATATCGGCAACACGCTGGCCAAGGCTCCAGCCATGCTCGATGGCCTGCGCCGGTCTGTGGAGGCCGGCAGCGGTGGCCGCATGACCGTCTTTTACACCGCCAAAGGCCAGCCCAGCTACTTCGTCCGCCAAGGCAAGTTTTTATGTGAGGACATCGCGCCTGGTGGCGAGCTTGGCACTGGAGTACACGAGGCCTTCCTATTCGACGGCGTTGAAGATGCTGAAATCTGGGTCGGCGCTTATCAGGCCGCCGTAATCGACGGCGAGGCAGTCAGTCAGCCGGGGCTTGCTCCAGGAATCAATATCAACTACGACAACGCCCGCGCCGCCTGCCAGGCCGCTGGCGCCGGCTTCGACATGATGACCATCTGGGACTGGGCGGCTATCGCGCTCTGGTGCATGGCCAACGGCTTTCAGCCTCGCGGCAACACGAACGATGGGCGGCATCACGATAACCGCTGGGAAACCGGCACACGCCAGGATAACGGCACGCTTGGCGACAGTGCCGGGATCGGCAATACGCTCACCGGCTCCGGGCCTGCACAGTGGCGTCACGACCAAACCATGGCCGGCATCGCAGACATGGTCGGTAACGTCTGGGAGTGGCTCGTCGGCATGAAGATGGTGGATGCCCGGGTGCTGTACAGCCCGGATAACGGCATCGTGGATGAGTCGCTGTACACGGATTCGCTGTTTGATATCCCGGGCAATAGCACTTGGTCGGCCATGAATGCTACGGGAGCCAGCGAAGCGCTCAAGCGCGCCCTGATTGTGCCCAAAGGTGTGGATGATCCCCTGGGTTATCTCTACTCGAACCTGGCCGGCGAACGGCTCCCGATCCGGGGTGGCTATCACGGCAATGCCGGCGGTGCCGGCCTCGCGGCGCTGAACCTCAACGGCGGGCGCACGACTGCGAGCACGGGTCTCGGGTTCCGCCCCCGCTTTCGCAATCCGTAATCCGTAACCCTGCAATCTGTTTGCCCTGCGGTAGCAGGGCGTTAGGAACGAGAGGCCCATGAACCAGGAAGATCTGCAAATCAGGCTGAAGGTGGAGGAGATGATCCACTACGGGTACGCCGCGCTGCGGCAGTTTCCGAAGTCCGAGAAGCATGTGCTGTCGGCGGAGATTCGCCAGTGCATGTATCGGATTCTGCGCCTGGTCATTGTCTGTAACCGCCGTTACTACAAAAAGACCACCATGCAGGATCTGGACTCTGAGCTGGATCTTCTCCGCTCGCTGGTTCGCCTGAGCAAAGACCTGGGCTTTCTGCCGTTCCGTCAGTATGAGGTCTGGTCGCGCCACAACGACCAGATCGGGCGCTATCTGGGCAGATGGATGCAGTGGATGAAACAGGAGGCGGCCAAACGTCAGGCTGCCTCGAAAGGACAGGGACGATAAATGGAAGGCTCTGGCGTTAAGTGGCTCCCGATCCGGGGCGGCAATCGCAACAATGGCGGCAATGCCGGCCTTGCGGCGCTGAACCTCAACAACGAGCGCACGAATGCGAACAACAATATCGGGTTTCGCCCCCGCTCTCAGCTCCTGAGTGGCCAGAAGTTGCCCGGTTACGGCCGTGCTTCCAGTGCCCAGCTGAAAGGACGTCACATCCACGGCAGGAGCCGAAAAATAGTTAGAGTGCTGCGCGTAGTATCCAGCACGGAGAGGCCTGCAGTACTCGCCTTACAAGGAACGAGAATGGCCAAGACATTTAACGGAACCTTTGATCAGATCATCACTTTTGACGCCCTGTATCAGGGGTATCTCAGCGCCCGGAAAGGCAAGCGCAAAAGCTGGCCCTGCCGGCACTTCGAGAAAGACCTGGAAGGCAATCTCATCCAGCTGCAGAACGACCTGATCTGGGGCCAGTACCAGTGCGGCCCGTACCGCAGCTTTTATGTCACCGAGCCAAAGCGCCGGAAGATAACCGCCCTGAAGCTCTTCCGCGATCGCGTGGTTCAGCACGCCATCGTCAGCGCGATCGAGCCAATCTGGGAGGCGCGATTTGTCGGGCACAGTTATGCCTGCCGGGTAGGCAAGGGCACCCATGCAGGTGCGAACAAGGCGCAGGAGATGCTTCAGGAATGCCTGCGCAAGCATGGCCGGGTATATGTGCTGAAGGCCGATATCAGCAAGTACTTTGCCAGCATCGACCACGACATCTTGCTGGAGCTGCTGCGTAAGCGCCTGGCAGATCGCAGGCTGATGGCGGTCATCGAGAACATCGTCCGCAGCTACAGCGAGCCGGAAACCCCGAGCAAAGGCATGCCGATCGGCAACCTGACCAGCCAGCTTTTCGCCAACATCTACATGGATGCGTTCGATCAGTGGATGAAGTGCCGGAGGCGGGAGCACTGGTACATCCGGTACATGGACGACTTCGTGGTCATCCATCCCGACAAGCGCCACCTGCAGGCGCTGAGAATTGACGCTGAGCGGTGGCTGGCCGACAACCTCGACCTCAGCACCAATCACAAAACCAGCGTTTTCCCGGTATCTCACAGCGGCGGTCGCGGCCTCGATTTCCTCGGCTACCATCTGTGGCCGAATGCCCGCCGACTCCGGATGGCGAGCCTGAGACGTTTCGGGCGTCAGCTCAAGCAATGGCAGGCCGATTACGCGGCGGGCCAGATAGACGTGGCGGACATCCGCCAAAACCTCCACAGCTGGGTGAACCATGCCCGGCACGGTAACGCCGTTCAGGCGATTGCCGGCATGCTCAACAAGACCACATTCAGGAGATCTACCGATGCCCACCCAGGACCCAATGCTGGAAGAAGAAACAGTAGTCGAAACCCACGAAGAGTGGGCGCTCAGAAAGCGGCGTGAGGGGATGAAAGTCACGCGGTACCAAGCCAAAGCCGCGCTTATGCAGGCGGGTTTGCTCGATGACATAGAGCAAGCGGTCTCGGACTCCGACGATCCAATGATTAAATTGGCCTGGCAGGAAGCCGGCTTCGTGCGCCTGAGTCCGCTTATCTCAGCCATGGCCGGGGCAGTCGGGCTCTCCGACGAGCAGCTGGATGAGCTGTTCGAGACCGCCGCGAGGGTAGAGTAATGTTTGGAGCGCAGAACTTCAGCACTGACGAGTTTCGCGAGTGGGCGGATGATATGAGCCCGCGACTAGTGACGATGATGGACATCCTGCGCTTCCAGGTAGGTAGCCCTGTCATTATCAGCCCGCACCCGGATAGCTTGGGGCGAGAACTGGGCAGCGCCAGTCAGTCGGCGCACAACATTGACCATTGGGGTGAAGTGTTGGCCGCAGATTGGTTTATACCTCACGTAGCGACACGAGGCGCGGTTGAGGGCGTGGCTGATACTATGCGAAAGATCGGATTTACAGGGATAGGCGTCTATACTGATACGGTGTACGGCGGCAAGCCTCTACCGATGTTTCACGGCGACGTGCGGCCAAACCGTAAGATGGGCGCGCCTGCCGAATGGGGGCGGGTTAACGGAAAATATACCAGCATGATAGCCGCGATTCAGAGCGTTAAACCATGATCCGCTGGCTATACGACCATTACGCCATAACAGGCATAATAATCCTATATTACATGGTGCTTATAGGATATGGCACCGTGCAGGTGTTTGGCGACATAGGAGCCATAACGGCTCCGGCAGCAAGCGCCTACCTTGGGCTCCTGGGCTTGCCGCCTGGGGCGATTGGGTTGATTAAGTGGAGGCTCGGAAAAGACAATGAACTTCCTGACGAGTAAATTCTCCGGCTACCTCTCGATTATCCTTGTGGTGAGCCTGGCAGCGGGCGCATGGTACATGTACCAGCGGGGCGTGACGTTTGGCGAGCTACAAGAGGCCGCTAAAGAGCTGGCCGCCATGGAGGCCGAGAGAGAGGCAAGGCAGAAGCAGTTAGCCGAGCAGGCCCGGACGCTATCCGAAGGCCGCAAAGAAGCCGCACGAGTACGCACAGATCTACAGGAGGCACGAGATGCCGCGTCTGACGAGTTTAGCCGTTGTTTTGATATGCCTGTCCCTGACGGGATGCGTATTCGGCAGCAATAACGCAAAGGGGCCGCCTGATAGTTCGTGGATGGCAGACGCGCCCATCCCTGTCCGGCAGGGGGAGACACTGGGAGATTATTACTGGTGGAGCCTCGACCTGCTGGAGGCCATCAAAGAGCACAACCGGCTACAGGCTCAGGAGCGGGGTTACTACCTGTCAGATTGAGCTGTTATAATCCGGCAAACAAACCAGCAGTAAGGGCGAGGCATGCAGGAGGCGTATAAAGTGGCAGAGGTTCATGAAAGGGTCGGAAGTTTGGAGCAGGAGGTTCACACCCTCAAGCATCAAGTTTTGCACCTTGAGAAGATACCGCCGCGGGTATCTGAGCTTGAACGCGCCTTTGAGGGCATGCAGTATATCCGAGCTGACCAAGTGGAGATCAAAGCCGGGCTCCGAACGATCAACGACAGCCAGCAGCGGCTATCGGGCGATATCGAAGGCTTCAGCCGCGCCATTAAGTGGATTGGCGGCTTGTTGAGCTTGGCGGCCATGGTGACCGCCGTTGTGGTATGGGTGACTGCTCAGTAGTACGTCGGCGTCCCTGCCGTATTCCTCGTCAGCCGCGTCACCATAAACTTTCCGACGGGCGTGCCGTGATGGATTTGTGCGTTGGCAGCCTAGCAATCTTGTTGCTGGATTGCCGGTCCTCGGTTTGGGCCTTGTATTGTTCTGGGGTCATTGGTCACTGCTCCTGCATTCGCTAACCATCCGGTCAATCGCTTCTCTGATTGCCGGCCACTCGTCCGGGTTAATCAGTATCGAGCCGGTATTTGTCTGCTCGGCTTTGACGTACTCTCCGCCGCCATCGTCATCGATGCTGACCGTCGTTGCCATCTCGCCCAGGGTTGAGTCGTCTGCCGCCGGGTGTACCATGATTTGGGTGGTTCGGATTTTGTAGTCAGTCACCATTACGCTCCTTTTCGTCATCGGCGTTGCGCCCCACCAGGCTAATTACCTTCTGGTAGCAGGGGCTCATCGACTCCGGCATCAGGCCGGTTTCAATGCAGCCCAGGAACACCTTCACCATGGCTTCCAGTTCTTCAACCCGATCAGTCAGCACGGCATTCGCTTGCCGCTCATCGCACACTTTCTGGGCGGGCTGGTGGTGGGAGTGCAACTCTACCCACTCAAAGCGATCGCTAATCTCCGACATCAGATTGCTGTATCTCTCAAGCGGATCACTGTTGGAGTCGTGCAGGTTGCAGACCAGCTCTCCGCCATCTTCGGCCACACAAACCAAGGCCTCTGTTCCGGCAGAGTCGAACCCTCTGACGACATAGCGCCCCGGCTTTGATGGTTTAGGCCCCCAATTCACCGGCTCCGCACCCTGCCCATCTTGCAACCACTGCACCCGCCCATGCTCATACACAGCAGCCAGTCGGCCATCTTTGCGCACAAGCACTCCGCAAACATCGCCGCCCAGCTGGCGGACTTTGGATTCTGCGATTGGTTTTAGTTCGATGTTCATCCAATCCTCCTCTTCGCTATCGCCTCACAAGCCTCTGAAATCGCCGCCTGGCCGATCTTGTACATAAAGCCGCCCCGGTTCATAACCCGCAGCTCGCACTCCTTGACCATGGCCGCACGCACGCGCTCTGTCCACGGGTAGTCGCCCAGCCAATCGTCTACCTCGTCGATCACGTCCGCGTCTCCGAGTATGTAGGCGTCGAACAGGTCGTCAGCAAACTCAGAGATAGCAGCTTCGTGCGCCTGCTCCGCTTCATACAGAGCGTCCTGCTCGCGCTCGTAGGCTCTTAGGGCTGCCAGGTTTCCGTCGGTGTTGTAGGTCATTTTGGTGGCTCCGGTAGTGGCATCCAGTGGGTTACATAAATTGTTTCGTACTCGTAACCAGCGTTGTCTTTCCATGTCCAGTTATCATCGTCTATCCATACTCTGCACGCCAAAACGACCTCTGACCACAAGTCGTAATAAATTAAAACCCAATCCCCCACCTCTACTAATGGCCATGAGCATTTCGGCAACTGATCGTCGGTGCTAATCCACTCGCTCATCTAAATTCTCCCTCTTCCATCAAAATCCGCCTAACCGCCTGATGCTCTTTCAGCTTCTGGCGGTCAGGCTCCAGTATTGCACCCCGTTTCGGCTTTTGCGTGACGTGGATAATAAGGCCAACGATGGCCAGTGCAGTGCCGAGTAGGGCGATGTCGATTATGGGGTTATAGTTCACGGTCAAAATCCTTACACAGCGCAATTGCCGCGTTTTCAGTGATCAGTTTCAGCAGCCGGGGGTTGCCCTTGTAACTGGCCTGCAATGCTTGCGAGTAATGCGGGTGTGCCGCCACCCGATGCGCCAGGTTTTGCCAGTCAACCGGGAGATGGCACTTGCCGGTCTCCAGCAGGTCGCTGGCTTGCTGGACGTGGTAGGGGTGTTGTGGGGTGGTCATTTTGATTGCTCCTCTTCTAGCTTTTCAGCCAGCAGATTCATGGCCGTGGCGTGTTGGCGCAATTCGTCAGGGGCAGTGAAAAACAGATTTGTAATCCCGCCGTACTGGCACTCAAAACCAATAATGGCAAATACTCCGCTTTCGCATTCCATTGTTTCGCATTGCTTTCTTTCTGGGTTATGTACGCTTACGTCCATTCTCTCTCTCCCGTTTCCGTTGTTGGTGTTGCCGCCCTTAGTGGCGACTGTCAATTTGGATCTCCACAAAGCTGGCATCTTTTGCGGCAAAGGCGTTGCCGTCGTATTCGGGGTCAATAACAACTTCTTCGGCCTCGAAGGAGAAAACCACAAATCCGCCGTCGTAGCACTGGTCGATGGCAAAGTCTTCTGCGTCGCTGGCGTTATCAAAGCCGTAAATAACCGCCTCGGTAATTTCGCGGTCAGTTGCCGAGATGCAAAACTCGCCGTGAGCTTCAAGGCCGTTTTCCAGAATGCTCTCAACTGCCTCTGCCGGTGCTGCGTGATAAAGTTTCATGCTTTTCTCCGTCGTTGTTTCCTAAACCGTTGGGCCTAGTATAATTGCACCATTGCACCAATGCAACACCTTTTAGAAATTAATTTGCACTTGCGTAACTGTCAGGCAGGTGCAACAATGCAAACCGTCAACCAACAAACGAGGCAATGACATGGCAAAACCAGATAAAGAAGTAGCAGAGCTGGAGCTGTTAATGCGGCTGACCAGCGTTACGGCGGCCAAGGCAGCGCAACGGGCCGGGATGGCCCCGTCGAACTGGAGCCGATGGTTCAACCTGGGCATGAGTCCCACGCTGTCCAAGTTCAGCCGGTTTCGTGCGGCTGTGATCGACCTGGGTATTGAGGGCGGACTGCCAGAGGACGCGCACAATCGAACCGTACCAGAGCTGATCAAACTGGCGAAAGGATGGAGAGTATGAGCATGCACCCGGATTTAGAGTGGCTGGCCTCCCACGTCTCAAAATGGCCTGAGGGCTATGCGTCGTGTGACGTGGTAGTGGACGAGTATGTGCTGCCTTATGGTCGCTATCGCTATGCTGAGTACAAAGAGGGCGGGCAATGGTCGTTTTTTGATTGGCAGCTGGCTCGTGAGGCGTGGCTGGAATCACCAGAAGTCACCGAAGCTGAGGACGAGGCGTGGGAGGCGATGGAAGAGAGGCAGGCGAGTAGCCGGAGCGACGGCAGCACAGCCAGCTATTACCAGTTGCCACAAGGCTGCACAGAGCTGCAACACCTGATCAGCCACCGCAATATGAATGCACAGATCGGGGAAATTTTCCGCGCCTGCTACCGCTACGGCATGGCCAGTCACAGCGACCAGATGCGGGACGCTCGGAAGATTCTGTTTTACGCCATGGCGGAAGTTGAGCGCCTGGAACTACTGGAATCGTCCGCACTGCGGGCTGGGGAGTTGGAGGGGTGAGTATCACTAGGTGGTTTGTGAATTATGGCCCAGATCGGAGTCACATGATTTACGCCGATGTTTTTGAGACAAGGAGGGAGGCTAGGGAGTGCGCTGCCAGGTTGCTGATGGCCGATAGAGAAAACGGAAGGCCTGAACGACCATACAATATCGAGAGGGCGGTTTATGCTGCGTCCGCCCCTTGGGGCGACACAGTTGAATTTACTATTGTTGAGAAAAATTATGAGTAGAGTTTTACGTGACATCAACGGCAAAGAAATCAAATCCGGTGACCGCCTGCGCCACACAACGCACGGCGGCATCTGTCGCGTGTGTGAGCCGGGCACGGATGGGTTTTTGCCAAAGGCCGAAGGGCTGATCCTGATCCCGGACGACCTGCCTCATAGGACTGGACTGGCGTGGCATCTGACTGAGAAGCGGGCGGCTAAGGGGGAGGTGGTGGAGTGAGTAAGGCAAACGTAGGCCGCCGAAACCTCGACAACTATCGCTGGTGGACAGCCAAGGATGACGCCCAGCTGGCAGACCTGTACGCCACTCACAAGCTCAAGGACATTGCGCAGATCATGGGTCGGAGCATCAGCTCAGTGGCAAACCGGCGCGTCAAGCTGGGCCTGAAGCGTACGCCAGAGCAGCAAGCGAAGATCGGAAACGGCTGCTTCAAGCCCGGCCAGAAACCGTGGAACACCGGCAAGAAGGGCTGGAAAGCCGGCGGACGGAGTGCGGAGACGCAATTCAAGAAGGGCGAAAAACCCTCGAATACCTGGCGGCCTATCGGAGCGGAGCGGATCACGAAAGACGGCCTGCTTCAGCGCAAGGTGTCCGACACTGGCGATAAGAGAACCGACTGGCGTCCTGTTCATGTACTAATCTGGGAAGCCGAAAACGGGGCCGTACCGGAGGGGCGCATTGTGGTTTTCAAAGACCGGGATCAGCGCAATCTGTCACACGAAAACCTTGAGGCAATCACCAGGGCGGAAAACATGCGCCGGAATTCGATTGACCGGTATCCACCAGAGTATCGGCAGGCGGCAATCACCCTCGGGTGGTTTAAGCGAAGAATCAACAAAGTGGAGCGAGAGCAGCATGAAAACAATCAGTGATCTGCGGGACGTACTCGGTAGGACAATGGAGGGCGTACTGGACGGCAGTTACAGCGTAGAGCAAGCCAGAGCGGTGGCTCAGGTGGCGCAAGAAGTGAACGCCACGGCAAAGCTGGAAATCGACATGGCGCGGGCAACCGATGGCGACTACAAGGGCTCAGGCTTCATCGAAGTCGATCCCGGTCCGGCCATTGTGCAGCGCAAGCTAGAAGGTAGGCCAACAAAATGACACAAACCGAACGCGAACTACGCAAAGAAATCTACGAACTCAAGCGCCAGCTCCGAGAGATCACCAAAGAGGCCGCAGAGCATCAAGAGCGGGCGACTGAGTACGAGTTGGCGATTACCAAGATATACCGGGAGGCGCTGAAGTATGCCAGATAGCACAGAGGAACGCCTACGCCGAGAACTACGGCGAATGCAAGTCAACGCAGACAGAGTGGCCCGCATCAGGGCCATTAAACTGCCAGAAGGCGGCAGCGAGGATTATCAGCAAGGGGTGATGGATATGGCGGTATTGATCCAGAGGGCGCTTGAGGAGGGTTATAACGGTGGCTGACGAAATCGACAAAGCAAACGACCTGGCAGAACTGGAGCGCGTCGCGGCCATCCGCGCGATTACCACGCGGCCATCCCTGGCGTACTGCGGGCGGTGCCGGAACTGTGACGAGCCGTTGGAGCAGGGCGCGTTCTGTGATGCGTCTTGCGCTGAGGACTACCGGAAGCGGGAGGCGTTTAGGAGATGAGCAGACAATACAAAAACAGCGCGGATGTTCCGGCTGAAGATTTGATAAGACGACTTAACGAGCTTTCAGATGCCGTGATTGCGCGGGGGAGCGCATTCAGGGATGAATTTACAATGCGCGTCCCTGCCGAGGTTGATCGAGATGCAGATTTGGTGCTTTCTGAATCGGCCACTCGGCTTGAATCTTTGATCAAATATAACGCA